GGCGAAGCAGCTGGTGACACCGGCCTGGGTAGAGGAGCGAAGACGCGATTGGGGCGAAGGTAGCCCACTTTGGACCTCAAAAGTCCTCGGTGAGTTCCCAGATACAAGCGACGAGTACCTCTTCAGCCCAGAAATCCTCAAGAAGGCGATGAGAACCCAGCAGTCAGGCATCGAAATGGGCCAGTACGGGGCGGATATCGCGAGATTCGGCCTAGACAAGACCGTCGTTTACCGAAATCGTGGGTTCAACGTGCGATTCGAGGCAGAATGGTCCAAAAAGGACACCATGCAGACCGTGGGCAGGCTGAAAAAGATCCTCGAGCGCCATCCAATCAAGCAGCCGAAGATGATGATCGACGTGATCGGCCTTGGATCGGGTGTTTTCGACCGTATGCGGGAGCAGGACCTCTCAGTCGCCCCATTCGCAGGCTCGGAACAAGCCAGAAACCCCAGAAGATTCAAGAATAGGAGAGCAGAAGCCTATTGGACCTTCCGAGACCTGTGCGACTCCGAAATCATAGACCTAGATCCGGATGATGACATCCTTCTGAATCAGCTGGGCTCTCTCAAGTGGGATACGGACTCCTCTGGACGCATTTTCGTGGAATCCAAGGACGATATGGCCAAAAGAGGCTTGCCATCCCCCGATAGAGCCGATGCTGCCGTCATGTCGGTGGTCAGTAGCGCCACCGCTCGTGACATTCTGGACAGCATGAATGCTCATCGCGACACGAGTATCTCCGGTAGGGATCTACTGAGCAGGTCAATGTGACAACACAAGGAGGAGACGTGGAACGACCACCTGACGACCTGGATCCGACCCCGACCGCGCCGAAGGTCGAGACCGGTCCGGACGATGATCCAGCTGAGGCTGGTGACGACGAAGAGACCATGCCGCAGCCAAACGACGACACGATGGTGCCACCGGAAGAGGTCGGCCCAGGCGAGGAGCCCACAGATGGCGAATGAATGGACACCGCCTGCTGCGAAGCGGGCGATCAAGTCGGGCTGCAGCGGCAAGGACGTGCTGGCCGTGCAGCGAGCGCTGTATGTGGGGCTGAAGCGGCTTGGTTCGACAGGGACGAACGCTCGCAACGGCGCGTTCGGCGTCAAGACTGTGGCGGACGTCAAGAAGTACCAGAAGCTGGTCAAGGTGAAGCAGACGGGCCAGGTCGGCTCGACCACGTTGCAGCACCTGTGGAAGCACCCAGAGCCGTATGCCGGCAGTTTCGACAACTACGGAGTGTCGATCTTGTACAGGGCGAAGATCGGCAAGGCGACAAAGGTCGAGGCCGTCAAGTACGGAGCGCACAACCCGCACGTGATGGCGCTGCAGCGAATGCTGTGGCGGTGTCTTGGCGCGGACGCCAAGAATAGTCGCAACGGCACGTTCGGGAAAGGCACGCAGGCCGACTTGGCGCTGTTTCTCAAGCGGGCGGACTGGAAGGACAAGTCGACCAAGCGCGTCGACCAGGAGACATGGGCTGCGCTGTGGGGCTTCGCCGATGAACGGGCGAAGCAGCTCGCTCGTAAGGTCATGTCGACTCCGGACGACGTGATTCGTCAGAAGATTCGCAGCTGGGGCGAGTGGTACGTCCAGAACCGCAGCCGCATCAGCTACGCGCAGGTGCGGCCGTACCCGAAGACGGCGAGCCTGCCGATGCGGACCGACTGTTCCGGCTCTGCGACCAACATCCTATTCATGAGCGGCTGCAAGAATGACCCGCACGGTCGCGGCTACGACGGGCAGGGGTACACAGGGACGATGTACCAGCGCGGAACCCGTGTCCCTGTCGACGGCAAGCTGTTGCCAGGCGATTGCCTGTTCTACGGCAACCAGGGTGGTGGCGTCCCGTCTCACGTCATCATCGTCATCGGGCCGGGCGACCGGGCCATGACATTCGGCTCGAACCCGCCGCAGTTCGTCTACGCGTCGAGCTACTGGCGTTCCAATCTGCGCACAGACGTCGGTGCGCGGAGATACTTCTAGTCTAGGAAGGGAGAAGAGCTATACTCACATGAGTCCGTATCAATTGAGGCTGATCGCGGAGATCGTGATTGGCGGTTCCTGCCTCTATCTGGCGGGATTCTTGACCTGTCTGATGCTGCGTCCAGTTCCAGCAGAAGAGGACCCGAGGTCAGACTGGGAGCCGCGAATGCTCGCGACCATCTACCTTCAGCTCTCGCAGGTGTTAGCCCTGCTCGAACCAAAGGGGAGGAGGTGATATGGATTTCTCGTCGATTCTGAGCAGCTTCGCTCATGACAAGCAGGTCGCGGTTGTGTTATCCTTGATCGTGGCCGACTTTCTTCTGGGCGTGGGTGTGGCCTTCAAGACAGATTCGTTCCGACTCACGTATATAGCGAACTTCGCCAGGAACGATCTGCTCGGGAAGGTGTTTCCTTGGTTTGTCGTCTTTGCGCTGGACAAGGCATCACAAAGCGCTGATATCGTTGGTCCGATCGACTGGTCACAGGCAAACGACGTGGCGTTCGGTGTGGTTACATTGGCCATGGCCGGTTCGATTCTCTCCAGCTTGAGCGATTTCGGCATCAAGTTGCCGGCGCAGATAGCTGGTCGAAGGTCCAGTCCCGCTAGTTCCGCCTAGCGGGCAAAAGTCCTGTCGCCCCTCATTGCCTCCGGGATAACACCCGCGGAGGGGCGGCAGGGCCGCTTTGCTACATAGCATTTTGCGTTTCTGCTCCCGTCAGCTATGGTTGGTACACATATGACCACTCTCCCCGGAGCTCCACCAACGACAGAAATCGGAGGCGAAGTTGCCTTCGGTATGTCCTATACCTCTGGTCTTACGCGAGTCGCGCCGTGGTCTCAGTTCATCGATGACCGTGAGTACACGCCCGAGCTAATCTGGCCCACGAGCATACGGACATTTGACCATATGCGGGCCGATTCGCAGATCGAGGGACTGTTCTTCGGGTTGATCCAGCCGATCATGAAGTACCAGTGGCTGATTGACCCGAACGGCGCTGACGACTGGGTGGTGCAGGCGCTCGCCTCCGACCTCAACCTGAACATCAAGGATTCTGAGCCGCTGCCCATGCAGCGCAAGAAGGGACGTTTCAACTTCTACGAGCATCAGCAGAACGCCTTCCTGGCGCTGCTGTATGGACACTATGGGTTCGAGCAAGTCGGGCCTGTTATCCAAGACCCCAAGTGGAAAGCGAATGGAGGGACTCGCTGGCAGCTGCACAAACTCGCGCCGCGAGAGCCTCGAACGATCTACCAGATCAACGTCTCTCAGGACGGGTCGCTGATCAGCGTCAAGCAGATGCTGCCGGCGTCGATGACTGGTGAACTTCCCGAGATCCCGATCGACCGGCTGGTCTGGTATCCATGGGCGAAGGAGGGAGCCAACTGGGTCGGCAGAAGCATGATTCGCTCCTGCTTCCGAAACTGGCTCCTGAAGGACAAGCTGTTGCGGATTGACGTGATCAATCACGAACGTGCCGGCGGAATCCCGATCGCGATTGCTCAAGAAGGTGCAACGCCTTCCGAGATCTCCGATCAGGCGAGGCTGGCACAATCGATGAAGGTGACGGACACCGGCGGAGGCGCACTACCTTTCGGCTCGAAGCTGGAGATCATGCGCTCGTCTGGTAGCGATATCATCAACTCGATCAACTATCATGACGAGCAGATGGCTCGTCGGTTCCTGTTGATGGTGATGCAGCTGGGCCAGACCCACGTCGGCGCGAGGAACCTGGGCGAAGTGTTCATTGACTTCTTCACCAACGGCCAGCGCTCAGTAGCTGACTGGTTCGTGAACATCTTCAACGAGCATGTGATTGAAGACTGGATCGACTGGAACCTGGGTACGGACTACGAGAACGTGCCGCAGCTGATTTACGAGGACACGTCGCAGAACGAGCGGCTGAGCACGGCCGACCTGGTCGCGCTGATTGACGCTCACGCCATCGTGGTCGACGAAGACCTCGAGATCATGCTGCGAGATCGATTCAACCTCGGGCTCAAGCAGCCCGGTGCTCCCAAACCGCAGGATCTGGCGGCACCGCCGAAGCCCGAAAACCCGCCAGCAGGGCCACCGAGCGGTGACCAGCCTTCGGCCAAGCCAGCTGGAGCGATCGCTGCTAGCGCGAGGTCGAGGACGGGGGAGGGGTCCGAAGGATTCTCAGGTTCCCTCCTGCCTTCGCCCTCTCCCCCTGTAACATCTGACCAGGAGGTCACGTAATGTCCGGAGCAATCAACGGATGGCCAGGAGTCACGAACGCTGGCATCTCCGTCTACGACCGATACATTCCGCCTGGCAACCCCAGCAACATCGATCCGCCGCAGACTCCCTGGAACAATCCCGTCGCGACCGGGCCGCAGCACATCCCGCAGGCTCCGTATCCGATCTCGCGCATTCCGATCAAGCTGCCATGGGGAGCTCCCAGCAGAGGCATCGCGTGATCGTAGAGCTGGTCGTAGTCCTGGTAGTGATTCTTCTGGTCATTGCGATTCTGAGAATGTTGGGGGTGTTCTAGATGCCATACAAGGTCGTCAAGAAGGGAAGTCAGTACTGCGTCCAGAAGGCTGACGGTGGAGCCGTCAATGGTGGATGCCATTCCACCAAGGCAGCTGCCGATCAGCATATGCGGGCGCTCTACGCGAACGTCCCGGACGCGAAGGCTGCTGCCGTCCTGGAGACCTCTTTCATGACCGTGATGCGCGACGTCGAGATGCTGAAGACAGGCATCGACTATCCGCTGGCGTCCGGCAAGATGACGTTCACCAAGGAAGACCTGGCTGACATCGTCGGGTCCCAGTCCGATCCTGCCATCCAGTCACCACGACTGAAGATCGGTCACAGCGACCCACGTTTCGACGGCGAGCCCGCTCTGGGAAAGTGGATCAACCTTCACCTGGAGGACGAAGGGCAGACGATCGTCGGAGACATCGTCGGTGTTCCCAAGTGGTTCGCGGCGATCATGGGGTCTGCTTTCCCGGCGCGCTCGATCGAGGGAAACCGTGACGTTGAGACGGTCACAGGCAACACGTGGCGCGTCGTCGTAGAAGCGGTGGCGCTGCTAGGGATTCAGTGGCCCGGTGTGAGCACGCTGGACGACCTTCCCGTGATCTTCTCTGAGGAAGGGCCGGACGGCGTCGAGTTCGTACAGACTATCGCGGCTGCCAAGCAATCGCTCACCGCCGCCAACATCGAGGACATTCGACGGCAGTATTACGACTCCGTTCCAGCCAGTGAGGGTTGGTGGTGGATTCGTGAGATTTACGTCAGCCCGAACGAACTCATCGTTGACGATGGCGATGGGGCGCTGTATCGGGTGTCGTACACAGTCGACGGAGATACCGTCACCTACGGCGACGCAACGCCGGTGAAGATCGTGTATCAGGATGTGCCAGCCGAAGTAGCTGCCAGCCTGTATACGCAAGGACTGCACGAGGCGAACGCAGAGCGTGTAGTCGCGAGCTATCCGGATCGGGAATCCGCTCGACCGGATCCTGCAGAGAAAGGAGAGGGCATGGACCCCGAAGTGCTGCAGGCACTTGGGCTTCCGGAGGACGCCACCACCGCCCAGGTGCTGGCCGCCATCGAGGCCCAGAAGGGGACGGTCGAGGAGAAGACCGACCCCGGTCCCAAGGAAGAGTCCACGGAGAAGAAGGAGTCCGAGGACGAGAAGCACGAGGACGAGGAGGACACGCAAGAGTTCAGCACCATCCTCGAAGTGGCCGCCAAGCGCGGTCTGGTCGTGGTCGACTCCAAGCAGATGGAGGAGATCAAGGCCGGTGCCCAGGCAGGACGAGACCTCGCTGTCAAGGCCCAGAAGGACCGCAAGAAGACCGTGCTGGAAGCAGCAATCCAGGCCGGCAAGTTCCCGCCTTCGCGGCTGGAGCACTACAGCAAGCTGTATGACGCCGACGCGGAAGGGACCGAGTCGATGATCAACGGTCTCGAGGCGGGGCTGATCCCGACTCAGCTGCGCGGTGTGGCAGGATCCGAAGGCGAAAGCGAGGAGGCCTATCCGGCCGAGTGGTTCCCCGAGATCGCCGCAGCCAGGGAGCAGCGCAAGGGCGTCCCCGGACAGGGTCAGATCTACAACGAGCGGAAGGTGGTGAACTAAATGCCAGCCAACGAGTGCATTCCGCTGTACGACGATGGCGATGAGATCCCCGTGGAGGCGAGTGCGCCGCTGACCGGCAAGACCTTCGCAGTCATCACCGGTCGCCACTCCGGCTACCAGGCCGGATCGGGGATCAACGCCGGTCTGGACACCGACGCATCGGGAGGCAACTACCTGGCGGCAGTTCCGGCTGCCGGCGTGAAGATCGCCGGCGTCGTCTCGTACGACGTCGGGACGGGAGAGAAGGTGACGCTGCTGCGTCGCAAGATCCTGCCCGTCACAACCGGCACCGGTGGTGCCGTGGCAGGTGCAGAGGTCCAGTCGGATGGCGCAGGCAAGGCCATTCCGGTGGGCGCAGGAGCACCGGTGGGACTGTGCCTCAGGAGCGCAACCATCGGCCTCGACGCCGAGATTCTGGTCTACTAGGAGGAGGTGAGAACAAGATGGATCTACTCCAGCACAAGAGCGACGTCGACTTCGCAGAACTCGAAGCCCACGCCATGGAGAGGCGGATCGCTGCGATCAAGGGCGAGCCGTCCGCACGTGAGGGTTGGGTTCGCGAGGGAGTGGCCCTGACGGCTGTCACCTATCCTGCGGCCGTGGTCAATCCGCTGGGCCCTCCAACCATCAGCACGACAACGATGACGGTGGACCTGGCGCTGCAGCAGCCGACCCGGATCACTCGCATGATCAGCGATCTGACTCTGCAGCGGTTCTTCGCTGATCGCGTTTTCGCGAGCGGCGGCGGGGTCACTGGCGGAGCAGTCGTGTACGATCCGGTCGCTGCCAACGACCTGTACGCAGGCCGTGACGTCGGGCGAGTCAGCCCTGGCGGCGAGTTCCCGGTGCTGACCTTCCAGCGGCGCGCACCGCAGGTCGCGACCGTGGAGAAGTGGGGCGGCAAGGTCTACGTGACCGACGAGGCTCGGGATCGCAACAACACGTCCGAGTTCACCCGCTCCATGCGGCAGATGGCCAACACCATCGTTCGCAAGATCAACCAGCGCGCAGTGGAAGTTCTCGACGCGGCGGTCACCGCCAACTCGCGAACCGCCTCTGGGCACAGCTGGAGCGCGGTCGTGGTCGGCGGCTCTTCGCAATCGGCCGCGAACCTGTGGCCTGCTCGGGACTTCGGTGCCGCGCAGCTGCAGGCCGAACAGGAGGAACTGGGGATCGTCTACGATCTCTGGATCATCAACCCGACCGAGATGCTGTCCCTGGCAACGGTGTACGGGCCGTATCTCGCGCAGGTGCTCGTCTCGATGGGCATCGACCTGTACGTGACCAACCGCGTGGCGGCAGGCACCGCCTACGTCGTCGCGCAGAACATGGTGGGCGAGATGCGGATCGAGAAGCCGCTGTCCACCGAGACCTGGCGGGATTCCGGCCGCCAGATCTCTTGGGTGCAGAGCGACGTGCGTCCACTGTTCTTCGTGGACAATCCGTTCGCGGTCCTGAAGTTCACCGGGCTGACCTAGGAGGGGGTGAGACCATGGCAGAGAAGACAATCAAGCTTCTGCAGTTCTGGTACATGGCCGAAGTCCCCATCCCTGGCGGAGAGACCGCGATGGTCGAGAAGATCGCCAGTCGTGGCGATACGGTGGACATCACCGACGACTACGACCTTCAGCGCGGCGAAGAGCAGGACGCCTTCATGAGCGACGAAGAGGTGCAGGCGTTCGAACAGGAGGGCGGTCCGTACGACGTCGCGACGGCGGAGGAGATGAAGGCAGCAACGCCTCCGGCAGCGGATGAGTTCGACTGGGAGGAAGCAAACCCAGAAGACATGGCCGACTACATGGAAGAGAACAACATGACGGTCAACCAGGTGCTCGAAGTCGCTCACGAGCATCCGGATCGGCTGGACGAGATTCTCGAGGCAGAGAACATCGTCACCGGCGACTCTCCGCGCAAGGGTGTGACGGAGGGAGTCGCAAAGATCGCGAGCGACTCGGCCGAGTAGACAAGTTCCCAGGGAGGGGTTTTCGCCCACAGCCTCTCCCTGGGTTCCCATTCCTATAGGAGCAATGGTGGCGGCAACAAAGAGATATAACGCGCTAGACATGACCGGGAATGGGATCTCGGAAGTTCTTGATCCTGTCCTGGCGCAAGATGCCGCCACCAAGCACTACGTCGACCTCCACCCAGGAACGGTCGGTCCAGCAGGTCCGACAGGACCGGCAGGAACGCCAGGTTCGGTATGGCGCAACGGGTCCGGCGCACCTTCTAACGCGCTTGGGGTCAATGGCGACTACTACCTGAACAATACCACCGGAGATGTCTATCTCAAGACTTCTGGCACGTACAGCATCGTCGCCAACATCAAGGGCGCTCCGGGAACGACTGGCGCAACGGGATCGACCGGCGCGACCGGGCCAGCAGGGTCAACAGGCGCACCAGGGACACCGGGTGAGGCGTGGTGGACGGGAACCGTGTCGCCGGGCACCGGCACTGGTATCGACGGCGACTGGTACCTAAACAATGCGACCGGAGATATCTACGAGAAGGTCAGCGGCACATGGGTGAGTCGTGGCAACCTGAGAGGACCAGCGGGTCCGACAGGTGCGACAGGCTCACCGGGGAGCGCGACAAACGGTATCGCGCCGAGCACGTCGCCTGTGCCCGTCGTCACGCCCGGCATCGGCGAATTGTTCGTGGCTTGGGGCGCGATCACGAACGTCGACCCGGTGACCTACGAGCTACACGTTTCGGTGACGACTGGGTTCACGCCCGGCCCGACGACGCTCGCGCTCAAGACTTCCGCGACGCAGGCGGTGCTCAAGACGCTACCCTCCGGCTCGCCGATCGCCTACGGAATCACCTACTACATCAAGGTGGTGGCGACCGACGGTGACGGCGCAGGACCCGCGAGCGCCGAAGCGTCAGGCACGCCCGCGCAGGTCAACACTCCCGACATCGCGGCCAGCTCGATCACGGCCGACCAGATCGTTGTGGACAGCATCCTAGCGGCGCAGATCGCGTCGCTGCTGCTGGTCGCGGGGACGATCGAGACCGCCACCAGCGGACAGCGGGTCGTGATCGACAGCGGTGGTATCCACCTGTACGATGCGGCCGGGAACGAGATGGTGTCGATACCGACCGACCCCAACCAGCAGCCGACATTTCGCGGTAGCGTCATCACCGGTGGCCTCACCGTCACCGACTCCATGCTGATTCAGGGCGCGACCAACCAGATGGACAAGGGCGCGGTGCTGACGCTTATCTCACAGCTCGCTTCGCCGGTGGCGTCGCCGACGCTCGCTTTTGAGTACGATACCACCGGGCCGTTCGTCACCGGCGTGACTGGTCTGCACGGCCTCGACTACACCGCCGCCGGAGGAGCGGGCGGCACCTCCGCTGTCTACTACACGGTGATGCTGGTGAGTGGCACCTGGACGCTGCACGAGTGCCGCCAGAGCGACTCCGCCGTGCTCCGCACCAAGACGGTCGGCGCTAGCAACACCTACTCCATCGCGGGCGTGGCGCAGGTTGGCAGTTACGTGTTCGTGTGCCGTTATCTGCTCAACACGGACGGCATTCAGGTGGTGCCCTACGACCTCGCCACGCTGACGGCGGGAACGGCCATCACCATCACTCACTCGAACATCGGCGCCAGTGGTCTGCAGGGCAACCTGGCCGCATTCGGGTTCGGCACCGACGGCACCAATCTGCTGTTCGTGGCCGCGTCCGCGTTCACCGGCACGTCGCCCTGGCAGGTAGCGAAGTACAGCGTCAGCGGCAGCACGATCACCTACGTGAACACCACCACTCTCACCGGCGGACTGGCCTACCCCGCCATCCCGATGGGGATCACTGGTCGCGGCAGTGACTGGGCGACGGTCGGGCTGGTGACCGCGACCCCGAACGTGAGCGTGTACGAGCTCTACAACCCAGCGACAGGAGCGAAGCGTACGACGACCGGCCACACCTGGGCACCCGATTGCGTG